GGCCCCTCGAGGTTTGGCGACAGACCTCATTTCCGAACGACTAACTTTCACTTAGGAGAGTGCAAATGGTTCGAGAGCCGAGACTTCGCGAACGCGACACCCGCAAGACCCGGGCCATGGCAGTAGGTTCTTCCTACTACTATGACCCTAAAGGCGTTAAGCCTGGTGTTGAAGGTACCGTCCAAACTGTGACGGGTGTGTCGGGTTCTTACGAAATCTGCTATGATGAAAATCATGGCAGGCCCCCTTATTTCATAGGCGGGCCCTTCTTCCATGCATTGGAAGATTTCTCGACCCCCATCGTGGCTTCTGGTGACTATCGGCCTGTTGGTGCTGCAAGCACTGGCAACCTGCTGAGAGGGTACACTGGTGGTTTCATTATCAACCAGTGGCCAAGTCTTCCGAATCTTGGATCTCTTCCAAAGAGTCCGAGTTCGTATGACTCACACTATAACCCCGATGATCTCTCCGGGCGCGGTAACGCAGCCTATAACCGGCTGCGGCCAAAACTTGAGAATGCTGGTCTCGCTCAGGCCTTATTAGAGGCCGGAGACCTTCCTGGGATGCTCAAGGGTACGGCTAAATACTTTTCCGATATAGAGGGCATAGTTGACGGGGTTAAAGCCTCGTTCAAGTATGACTCTAAGTGGAAGGGTATTAAGATCCGTCCAGAGCACCTCAAGAAGATCAGAATGTCCCAACGGGCATCTGATCACTTCATCAATGTTATGTTTGGTTGGAAGCCTTTCCTGAAGGATCTTGGAGATCTTCTCGATCTCTGCGATCAATACTTCACCAAGCTCAAAAAAGCTGAAAAGCTTAATGGGCGGTGGGTTAGGAGAAGCTTTACCGAGCCCCCCATCGTGTCTAGTACACAGGTGTGGAATACGACATACGCGTATTCGCATCAGCTCTATAGATCGAGCTTCCTCCCTGCCATAGGCGGGGCGCAATCAGCCACCATGGTCGTCCATCGACAAAAGTCGACGGAGATATGGTATGAAGGCCGATTTCGTGTGTACAGGCCCGAATTTGACCCCGGTGTGGAGATGCACGACCAGGTCAGGTCTGCTAAGCAGTTCCTGACCATGGGCGGCTTCAACATTAAACCTTCGGTCATCTGGGCAGTGACACCTTGGTCATGGCTTGCTGACTGGTTTGGTAATATTGGAGGGAACATACGTGCCCTCGAAGATTACCTGTCAGGCGAAGTCGTGTCCAAGTACATGTACATCATGCGTCGTACATACGATCAGTATGTGTACATGGGGACGCAGACTTTCAACAATGGGCCCACCCTCTCTGGTTCTTCAACCAGAAGGCGTGAGGTCAAACGTCGAGAATCTGCTGCTAGTCCGTTCGGTTTTTCCGTGAACGGGGATTTATCTCCCGTTCAACTCCTTATCCTCAGTGCGCTCGGTATTAGCCGAACTTCACTGTAGACGTTATTGCATAACGTTAGGATATCGGCTCGTGGCAGCCATGCAACTCTAGTGCTTTGACAGGGCACTTGAGCTACCATGAGTTAACTACTGTCGTAAAGCTCAACAGGAGTCAACCTATGTTTCCCGATCCTCAATCACTAACTTTAGCAGGTTCTTCGATATCGTTGGCACGTGTTAAAACCACGTCCAACGGTGCTGAGACGTCGTCTGTGTATCAAAACGCAGACGAATCTTTAGTTCTTACGATTACTCACAAGCGGACGACCAAGGGTCGTATCCGCACGGAGATTCGTCAGGACTGGAAGAAGATCGTTACGAATCCGTTGGATTCGACTAACGATTACGACAGCACTTCGGTTTATACCGTGATCGATCGGCCGTTATACGGCTTTTCGATCACTGATATCGACAACCTGGTCATCACCCAGAAAGGGTGGATGACGACCACCAACGTTACGAAACTTTACGGCCAAGAGTCGTAAGGTGGAAAGCATCGTTGGATGCTCCCCCCATCCGGCGTCCTTCTCAAGGTCACCGGAGGTTTCGCAGCGGTAGTCCTAGTGGTTGAGCTCATGGCATGACAGCTTCGGCAATGTAAGCGTGGTAACACGCCGAATTTAGCTTGCCTCCGGTTATAGTACCGGCATGGGTTGATCGGTTACTTAGGCTGGAAGCTTTACCCCCGTAAGGAGGGAGCTTGAAAAGCCAAGTAAATGACTGCTTAGAGCTGGCGCTCTGCGTCCTTAAAGACGCAACCGCCAGGTGTTCTGCGCCAACCTCTGATTTACGTGACGAATTAACCATTCGTTCACGGGTGAAAAAGGAAGGATTGTCGTTTCTTACGATAACCCTGCCGTCTTTTGGTCGAGACTTCGAAAGAAGCCTCGCCGACGGTTTTGTTGACCCAGCACGTTTCAAAGGCTTCCGCAAGTGCGGTGCTTATGAGCGTGGAGCAATCCCGGCATTTCTGTCAGGTATGCTCGGTCAGCTTTTTCACCATGAGTCAGGGAGGTTACTAGACAATGCGGATTCTTCGAAAATCGTGCAGGCGATCAGACAAGTCTGTTACGCCTTCAAGAAAATCGAAACGCCGTGCACTCCTGCGAGGGAGCGCGCAGCTGTCCACAATTTTGTCCAGGTTGAGCAAGCCACTTCGTGTTTTGCTCTGGATCCTGGCGACCGCGATGCGTTCTTACGCGTGGCGGATACCGTCTGGTCTAGTGTTCTGGGTTGTTTACAGCTCAGTTCACTGGTACCTAAACATGGACCCGGAGCTACTGCCGAACATATTTCGGGAAACCAGAAATATGTTTGGCGACGATGGCATGAGCGTCTCGAGCCTTATTTCCATTTCTTTGGTGATGCTATTTCCATTAGCGCATCAGAGGATGGAAATTTGGTTGAGAAGGTTACGTTTGTGCCTGTGGACGAGGAACAACCTGTTAGGGTTGTACTTGTCCCTAAAACACTGAAGTCCCCACGGATCATAGCGATAGAGCCTGTGTGTAATCAATATGCACAGCAGGCCCTTCAGCGAGAGCTATATGCTCTTATTGAAGGCTCGTCGCTAACTGGTGGTCACGTGAACTTCACGGACCAGTCGGTTAATCAGAGACTAGCGCTTATGGCCTCTCGTACTGAAGAGTACGCAACGCTCGATCTTTCGGACGCCAGCGATCGCGTCCCTTATGATCTAGCGCTCGACATGTTTAGATGGCATCCCGACCTTCGGGACGCTGTTGATGCATGCCGATCGAGGTTCGCGGAATTGCCGGATGGCCGAGTAATCGGTCCCCTAAGCAAGTTCGCTTCCATGGGTAGTGCTCTCTGCTTTCCAGTCGAGGCTATGTATTTCTACACAGTCTGTGTGGTAGCCTTGCTGAGAGCAAGAAACCTTCCTGTTAACTTGCAGACGATTAAATCGGTAAGCAAGTTAATCTACGTGTATGGGGACGATATTATCGTTCCCACGCGAGACGCAGAAGCTGTTCTTGATCACCTGCAGAAATACAACTGTAAGGTGAATACACACAAATCTTTCTGGACGGGAAAGTTCAGAGAGTCTTGTGGTGTAGATGCATACTCTGGTAACGAGGTTACTCCTACGTATATCAGACAGATGCCTCCTAAGAACAGGCGGCAAGCCCATGAATTAGCTTCATGGATCGCCACAGCCAACCTCTTTTTCCAAAGAGGGTATGTGCAAGTGGCATCGCACATGTACTGCACGTGTGAGAGGATATTGGGATTACTTCCCCATATCGGTCCGTTGTCGCCAGGGCTTGGTCGGGTTTCACCCAACGGTCTCCGTTCCATCGGAAGATGGAACGTTAAATACCAACGCGCAGAAGTGCGCGCATGGGTATTGAGACCTGTCAAGCGCAGTGACGGTCTTGACGGGTACCCAGCTCTGCAAAAGTGCCTACTTCGATTGCAGGACCGAAATCCTGTCATTGGGGTAGACACTGGTGCAGATCACAATTCTGCGAGCTGGTTCTCACCAGCTTCGCAGGAGCGTGATCATCTTGAGCACTCCGTACGGCGCGGCGCCGTCACACTAAAACGCCGCTGGGTTCCAGTCACATAGACTGGAGGGCAGTTATCTGCTGGGGGTG